TTATATAATCCCTACGGGGTATGTGCACAGTGTGGGCCTAAAGCGAGAGTGGAGGGCCCACATAAAAAGTTATGGATAAAAGATATATAAAATACTTTGATGGTTATCGCGAGGCTTATGGGTTAGCTGACTTTGAACATGAAGAAGCAAAGATCGACCCAGAAAGCGGAAAGAAGAGACCAGTATACCGATGGAATTTTGAACCTCTTACAGAGGAGATATATAACTCTCATGTAGAAGGAAAGATTTCAATTGGTATTCAGCCATGTAATACAGATAAAGAAGCAAGACTAGGGGTTATTGATATTGACCCTAAAGATTATGCAGACTTCGATAAAAAATTTTTTATAGATAAGATACAAGAATTTGATTTACCTTTAATACCAGTAGAGTCTAAAAGTGGGGGACTTCACTTATGGATATTTATAGATGAGTTTATGAGTGCGAAAGATATTGTTTCTTTCCTGACTAACTTACTTCCATTATTTAAATTAAAACCTAACACAGAAATATTTCCAAAACAAACAGAACTAACAAGGGATGAATCAACTGGGAAAATAGGACCAGGACAATTTATTAATCTACCTTACTATGGGGGAGAAAGAAAAGGATTAAATGTTGATGGTACATCTTTTTCATTAGATAATTTTTTACAATTAATAGAAGCTAACACGGTTTCCAAGGATGATTTACAACAAATAACAGAAGGTATTGATAAAAAAATATATGAAGGAGTTAATGGAGACTTTATTGATGGTCCTCCATGTATGGCAGTATTATCTAAGCTTTCTAAAGAGAAAAATTTTGATGGTAAAGATAGGTTTATGTATAACTATCATGTATTAGTTAAGATGAAATATCCAGACACGTGGGAAGATAAAGTTAAAAATGCACCAGTAAAATATTTTGAAGAGATACATGGCAACGCCTGGACGGATCAAAAACTAAAAGCTAAAATCAAATCATGGGCTAAAACAGAGAAAGGTTATACCTGTAATCAAGACCCTTTATTTGAGCATTGTAAAAAAGGTATCTGTGTTAAGAAAAAATTTGGAGTCTTATCCGGCTCTAAGGGATCTTATCCGGCATTAACTAATTTAAGAAAGATAGAAATTTTTGAAGAACCTGAGTATGAATTTGATGTAACAAAGCCAGATGGTATAGGTAAAGCAACAGTGCATTGTAAATCAATCGAACATTTAAATGACCAGCGTAAACGTAGAAATGCAATAGCGAAAGCTGCAGGATTTTTACCTCCATTAATTAAAGGGGATGCAGAACAAACTGTAATGGATGAGTTATATAAAACACAAACTACCGTATCTCCACCAATAGGAACTTCTCCTAAAGAAAAACTTCACGATGTTTTACACACTAAAATTAATGGCCCAAAGGCTACAACAGATGCAGCATTTAAAACTGGATCAGTTTTAATAGAGGAAGGTTATGCTTATTTTAAATTCGATAAATTTTTTGACAGATTAAAAGCTAAAGATTGGAAATATAAAGAAGAGAAGACAGGTAGGATGATGGAATCAATATACAAGAGTTGTGATGTACAATTCCTAGATCAAAAAAGATTTCCTACTAAAGAAAAAGGTAAGTACACAGCGTCAGTTAAGAATGTTGTACAGATAAATATAAAAGATTTTGAAGAAGTACCTATACATCATACTAAAATAAAACATAATACGGAGATAATGTGATCAGTCGTAAAATATTTGGGCCTCCGGGAACAGGGAAAACAACTAAACTTATAAACTATGTTAAGACATTTTATAAATTAGGAACTCCATTAGATAAAATAGGTTACTTTGCATTTACAACTAAAGCAGCAAATGAAGCTGTCGATAGAATGCTGGAATCATATAAGCATTTACAAAGAAAAGATTTAAAATATTTTAGGACCCTCCACTCTCTTGCTTTTAATAGACTGGGTATGAAAAAAGCTCAAGTTATGCAAGACGAACATTACGAAGACATTGGTAGAAAATTAGGTATTGAGGTTACAGTTTATTCTAATGGTCAAGAAAACACAGGATTTGTAGATTCAAATAGTGAATATTTTAATTTAATAAACGCAGCTAGAATTAAAGAATGCTCAATTGAAGAGGAATATAATACTGGAATGTACTCTTACGAACTTGAAAAAAAATTATTACACATATTAGATATGGAATTAAATAACTATAAAGACTCTTTTAAGCTGTATGATTTTACAGACATGATTGAAAGATTTAATGTGGCTAAATTGTGTCCCAAATATGACGTAGTTTTTGTTGATGAGGCACAAGATTTATCTCCAATACAGTGGAAAATGGTAGATATTATAAGGAAAAATTCCAAATATACTATATTAGCAGGTGATGATGATCAAGCTATTTATGGCTGGGCAGGAGCAGATGTATTAAAATTTATAGCTACGCGGTCTAAAAAAGACATTATCTTGCCACAATCTTACAGGGTACCAAGACAGATCCAAAGTGTCGCAGATAAAATATTAGAAAGAATTCCAGATGATCGCAGAGTTAAAAAGAATTGGAAACCTAGAAACGAAGATGGCTATATAAATTATATAACTACCATTGAGGATGTTCCTTTGCATGACGGGGACTGGCTTGTGTTAGCACGTACTAATGACAGACTAGAAAAACTTAAACCTATCCTTAGAGACATGGGAATTTATTTTCAATTTAAGGGACGTAAAAGTTATAAAGCTACTTTGTTTAGAAGTATTCTAAACTATACTAGATGGCAAAATAAAAATGATAAATTATCTTTAAGTGAAATAAAAGATGTATTAGAATGTATTCCATATGGTAACGATCTTAAAGAAGAAAGACTATATGACTTAAAAGAATTTGGATTTAGCAACACTCAAAGGTGGTTTGATGTATTTACAGTAGATCCAGAAGAATGTTTATATATTAGAGAGCTACTAAGGAATGAAGAAGAGCTTACTAAAGACGCACGAGTTCAATTATCTACAATCCATTCTGCAAAGGGTGGAGAAGCCACAAACGTTTTATTAATTTTAGATAATACAAAAACAATTAGAGAAGCAACCGAAAAGAGTCAAGACAAATACGATGAAGAACAACGAGTATGGTATGTGGGTGTGACACGTACAAAACAGAATTTATATATTATGACAGCAAAAAAGGAGGACCGAGGGTATGACATCGAAAGTTTGGGATAAACAACACGGCGGATCACATTATCAGAAATTTAAAATTCAGCCAAGTAAATTTGTGGTTGAAAATGAGTTGCTTTTTCCAGAAGGCTGCGTTATAAAATACATCTGCCGTCACAGGCTGAAAGGAAAAAGACAAGATTTGGATAAAGCTATTCACTTTATAGAAATGATAATTGAAAGAGATTATTCAAAGAAAGAAGATAAACTAAAAGATAAAAATAATTCATGGGGAATATTAAGATGAGAGAACCAACTCACATTCCTCACTACATGTTCTTGATAACTTTAGTTTGTCTAATCTGTTATTTATTATGAAGATACCAAAGTTTGAAGCACAGACCGAATGGGTTAAGCCTACAGAATTTCCTGACTTAAGGAAGGTAGATGAAATTGCAATCGACTTAGAAACTAAAGATCCTGATTTAATTAAAAAAGGATCCGGCTCAGTTATAGGCAATGGAGAAATAATTGGTATAGCTGTAGCCACAAAACATTATAAAGGATATTTCCCTATTGCTCACGAAGGTGGTGGTAATATGGATAAATCAAGGGTTTTAGACTGGTTAAAAGATATATTAGAATCCCCATCAACAAAAATTTTTCACAATGCAATGTACGACGTCTGTTGGTTAAGGGCCGCAGGATTTAAAATCAATGGAGATATTGTTTGTACTATGATTGCCGCAGCAGTGACTGATGAGAATAGATTTCGTTATGATCTCAATAGTTTATCTTGGCATTACTTAGGGTATGGTAAGAATGAAGCAGCACTAGCAGAAGCTGCCTCTGAATGGGGTATTGATCCTAAAGCTGAGATGTACAAACTTCCTGCTATGCATGTTGGATCTTATGCAGAAAGAGATGCTGAAGTAACTTTTGGTCTTTGGCAAGAAATGAAAAAAGAAATTATTAGTCAGGACCTCGAAGACATTTTTGATTTAGAAACAGAATTATTTCCGTGTCTGGTTGACATGAGATTTAAAGGTGTGAGAGTTGATATTGAAAAAGCACACGCAATGAAAACAGAATTTAAAAAAGCAGAACAAGGATTACTTAGATCAATTAAAAGAGAAACAAATATTGATACACAGATATGGGCCGCACGATCTATTGCAAACGTATTTGATGTATTAAGATTAGAGTATCCACGTACAGAAAAAACAGAAGCACCATCATTTACTAAAAATTTTTTACAGGAACATAAACATCCTGTTGTTAATATGATTGCTAAAGCAAGAGAAATTAATAAAGCTCACACAACTTTTATTGATTCTATTTTAAGATACGAGCATAAAGGAAGAATACATGCAGAGATAAATCAATTAAGATCACAGACAGGAGGCACAGTAACTGGAAGATTTTCTTATCAGAATCCAAACCTCCAGCAAATTCCTGCACGGAACAAGGATCTGGGACCAAAGATTAGATCATTATTTATACCAGAAGAGGGTTGTAAATGGGGTGTGTTTGATTATTCACAACAAGAGCCAAGACTAGTTGTACATTATGCATCTTTATATAAACTACCATCAGTTTATGATGTAGTTGAAGCATATCAAAATGATCCTAACGCAGACTTCCATAAGACAGTAGCAGACATGGCTCAGATTCCAAGATCACAAGCAAAGACAATTAATCTTGGATTATTTTATGGAATGGGTAAAGCAAAATTACAGGCAGAACTAGGGGTAACTAAAGAGAAAGCTGCCGATCTATTTAATACTTACCATGGTAATGTACCATTTGTTAAACAGTTAATGGATAAGGCATCTAATAGAGCCCAGGAACGTGGACAGATAAGAACGTTACTCGGTCGACTTTGCCGGTTTCATTTATGGGAACCTAATCAATTCGGTATGCATAAAGCATTGCCTCACGAAGAAGCACTCAGGGAACATGGACCAGGGATTAAACGGGCATACACATACAAAGCTTTAAATAAACTTATTCAAGGGAGCGCTGCAGACATGACAAAAAAATCTATGTTAGAGCTTTACAAAGAAGGAATTATACCGCATATACAAATCCACGATGAATTAGATTTGTCTATCGAGAACGAAGAACAAGCTAAAAGAATCATCGAAATTATGGAAGACGCAGTTAATCTGGAAGTCCCTAATAAAGTCGATTATGAATCAGGGGATAACTGGGGGGAGATAAATGATTAATTATGTATTTAAATGCAAACATACCAATCATAGAATGCTATGTACGTGGCAACTATCTCAGAGATCAAAAAGATTCCCACGATAAATATTTTCCTTGCGTAATATTTGGATTTAGTTCCCTACCAGGACAAGTGCCTTTATTTCATTATCATATGGAAGATGGGGGCCTGTGGTGGAGAGCACCTATCTCGGCATTTTGTACTAAACCAGGGGTAAAAGAACTACCGTTAAATGAGCTGGTAATGTGGGACAGTTTCAGTTATAATATTAGTGTTACAACTTTTTATCACTTAAAAGGCGCTAAGGTAACTTATATATCTAGGCGTAAAGTGAATAGAGAAGGTACGTATTTGTTCACCATTGATTGGTGCCCAGGCGATTATAACGAATTAAACTTCGGTTATGCAGAAAAGCCTGACCAACATAAGTGCGGTCATGTAATTGAATTAGATGATGGCAATTATGCAATCCAGCCTAACAATAGGTTAAGAGTATTTGACCCATCGCTAGCTGCAGATCCATCGGAGAACTTAATAAACAGATTAGTTAATACAAAAATCTGGTCTGTAGAAACAACTTCCAAATGGATTACTGATGAACATGAAGAAGGTAGTTACGACTACCACTATACAAACCTGGAGGAGAAAAATGGAAAAGATAAAAGTTAAAATTCAACAATGGTCTTTATTATATAGAGAATACATTATTGGTTTTGTTGTCGGTGTAGTTATCGGCGCTATATTATTTTAATAAAATGATAGGAGAGTCCTATGCTAAAAAAAATTTTAGGATTTTTACTATGGCCGTTCAAGAGATTTTTAGATTGGTTAGCCAGTGGCTTACCAAAAGGAAAAGACGATGAATAAATGTAAACGATGTAATCACGACTGCCACTGCGGTGGTAAAGAACATATTGATGAATACTTAGATATATGTCAATGTGGAAATTGTGATTGTCATGCAAAAGCTGAAGACGCTAGTTACGAAAACAATGGTCTCGTTATTGACGACACAGGGGAATGCGAAAGCTGCCAATGATAAATGACAAAATCATCACAGCCTTACTCGCATGTCTTCTCGCACTCGGCGGGTGGACTCTTAGTCGTACCTTCTCACTCTCTCAAGATATGGTCTTGGTTAAAGAAAAAATTTCGCAAGTGGAAAAACAACTTGATGAAGCAGTATGGGACGCTTTACCCGATGCCGACAAGAAAAAGAAAAGAAAGAAAAAGAAGAAAAACAAGAAGCAGGATTAATGCCTCATGAAACTATTTCATAATGAATGGGAGAAATGGACCATTATTATATGTATTTTATTCTTAATTTTTATAGGTCTAGCAGGCTGTAGTCATCAAATGGTACCCTATGAAACTAAAGTAGAATATGGTACAACGGACACAGATTCTAAGAATGATAAGCTTTCCGAAAAAAGATTTATCACTCAAACTTGGAGATGGAAACATGATTGAAAAATTAATGACAATGTTAGTCGGAATTTTGCTAGCTCTAGCTGGGTGGAGCTTATCTAGAACATTTGAACTCTCAACTATTCAAGCAGTACAACAAGATAAAGTACATAAACTTGAAAGATATGTTGAAAAATTACAAGATCAAATGGATGACATGCAGGACTCTGATAAAGAGATCATGGACCAACACGAACAATTATTTAAAAAATTAGAACAAGGCAACACGGGGTATAGTTATAACTAATGGCACTTAAAATTTCAGAAGAAGCAGCAGTACAAATGCCTATGAAGACGGTAGCCTCGTTGATCGCGATGGTCGCGATTGGTACCTGGGCTTACTTCGGTATTATTGAGAAGCAAAACAAATTTTCTACAACATTAGAACTAATGGAAAAAGATTTAATTGAGAATACAGATTTTAGAATCAAGTGGCCCCGGGGCCAGCTGGGCAGTTTGCCAGCAGACTCTGAGCAATTTATGATGATCGAGGATCTTTACAAGACCACCGATAAGTTAAATGCACACATAGAGTCTATGGCATTAAACAAAGTAAACATAGAATTTTTAAGAAAACAAATGGATAAAGTTTTAGAAGATATCGAAAAACTTAAAGACCAAAATAGAGAAATGCA